TTATATAAATTTACAATATCTTCAATTAGTAAGAATTGGTTCCAGGTTTTTTCCTCCATCTTTTTCACCTCCATTATAGCATAAAGTATTTACCATTGCAATACCAAATGTCCTGCTAAAGGCTCCTCATAGGGGACAGTATCAAACCCCAGGAAATCCCAGGAAGGGGGAATATAAGCGGCAAAATACCCGTTAGCAGTTAAGCCGAAAGAAACATAAGACACAATACCCTTTACCATGTTTTGCAAGTTCTGGTCAATGTATGCTTGCAAACTATCAATATAAAGGTCTGCGTATTTACCGTCCCTAATATCGTTGAGTAGGTTTTGCATTTGGTTAAGCTGTTCTGTAACAGTTTCTTTCAGTGTAGAAAAATCTTTCTCAACTTGTTCTTGACGCAATTCAAGTTTATCTAGATTTTCTTGAAAAGATTCCTGCGTTTCAAACATTTTTACTATATATTCCGTTAACTTGCAAAGCACCTCATAATATGACAAAGATTCATCATATACAAGGGGTAGCACCTTTTGGCACCAGAAACGGAAATCACTACAAATATTATAGCCCATGATATAAACCTCCCTTAATAAATCATCATAAATAAATCTTTTAAAGCATTGATTACTTGTACATCAATATTTATAATGCTGTTACGGTAACTTTGCGCAATTTCCCACGGGGTGCGGCTTCCAGTGATACCTTTTCTTTGTATCGTGTGCTGTTCGGTTGTCTGAGAATTTCCTTGGCTTTTGCTGTTGGTTTTATTTGTGCCTTGATTTTGCGTGTTGCTGTTGCTAGTTGCATCCTCATTTGTGCCGGTAGTTCCGTAAAATAGATTATTTTGGTTACCTTCAACTTGTGCTTGCGGGTAATTACTATTTAATTGCTGTGTGTTGTCCGTTGCGGTTGTTGTCGTGGTGTCTGTGCTTTCCCCGTTTACTTCTGTACTGGTGTTGTCGGCCCCTGTCAAAGTGCGCTGTAATGTTTCTGTTACGTCCATGTCGTAAGCACTACTAAATTTGTCTGTAGTGGTCAAGTAAACATCATTATAATACGGCATGATTTCATTTAAGCGCTGATTTAAATACAGTTTCCACAACCCCACCGTTTCAAAACCGATTTCGTTTGAAAAGTAATGCAATAAAATTTTATATTCCAGGGTTTCACGATAGCTTTCTAGCCACATAGGAAAATCAAAATCAAAGATTTTAGGGACGGCTTCCTTAATCCTGTCTGTAATTGGTTTTCCTGGTGTGCTGTTGTATTCAATTATTGTCCTCAGTTGGGTTGTATACTTTGCCATCGTTTTCCCCTCCCTTCATGTTTGGTTCATTTACGGTTGTTTGTACATCAGATTTAAAGCGAACATCTACATTAAGCCCAAAAATAGAGTTAATTTGTTTGCACGCTTCTTTTCTGCTGTCAAGAAAAGCGTTTCTTTGCGCTTCAACTGCGCCGTAATTACTGGCTACTTCATCAGCCACTAGTCTTTCCTTTTTATCTTGGTTACTATTTTCAATTCCCAGGAAGGTTAGGTATTCGTTCATTAAATCATGTTTTAGTACATTTAATTTATCTGCTACATAAGGGGCCGTTGTGTCAAGCACGTTTATTTTAGATTCCGTCAGCATATCCGGGTCACCATAAATAAAAGGTTCGTTTCCATCATACTGCATGAAAAGGTTTTGCATGGTAAGGCGCTGACTTTGTGGGGTCAAAATTACTTTAGGTGTTTTCTGTCCTTTAATATTTACGTCAATAGCCCTCTGAATTTCATAAAGGCGGGACGCATAAAGGCGGGTAGTCATTTCTGTTGGGGTGTGTAAATAGTTGTTCCAGATTATTACACTGTTTATAGGGCTTAACTGTGCGGTATATGTCCCATTGCTTGTATATACTTGGCGTACAAGCGGTATATCATAGACATTTAACTGCCCTCCAAGGTTAGAGTTTAAGGCTAAATACCCTAATGTTTCATCCTTGAAAAAGGTTAGTTGTCCACGTTCAAATAATGCCCTTTCGAGAAAGCGGATATCTACAGTGTCAGGCATATTAAGCCATTTAAACCTTGATAGGGCGATTGCTTTTAGCCTAAAGTAGAAATCATTAAATGTATAGTTGTTTAATTCTGCGCTTGCCCAAATTCGCCGGGGCATACCTGGCAAACCGGCGGGGCGTTTTTTCTTGCCCATTGTTTAACCTCCCTGCGGGGCATTATTTAGACTATAATTTCCGATATAATCACCATGCCAAAACCTAACACCATTATTAAAAATGCTTTCGAGTTTCCGTGCTACATTGTTATTAAAATTGCCACTAATTAAAATGCCCTGCGTTTTAATGTAATTCCAAAACGGCCTATTATTTAAATAAAACATGGGGGATTCTGTGCGTTTATGGCTATATCCGAACATATCGAAATATCCGTCTATTGCTCTTGCGTAACTCTGCCTAATGCTCATATCTTGAAAACCGAAATCTTTAAGGCCAAACTGAAAAAGTGCGCCGTTGGCGTTTTCGCCGTGCGCCTGGGGCGGTAGGCTTTTTGTGGCGTTTTGCTTTGCCATTGTTTGGGCAATACCTAAAATGCCACTTGCTACGCCGCCAACATTAAGAGATAACGCACTTCCCAGCACTCCTAGACCCTGGGACATATAACCAAGGTCAACCCCAGAAAAATCCATACCAAAGGCTGAAACCGTGCCCTGCTGGGCAACCCAGGCTTTATAGGTATCGGATACCCATGAGCATTGAGGGAAACCGGATAACGTCAAACCATAGTCAACATTATTTAAAGTGCCTATTGAAGTTCCGTCCATACCATTATAATTAGTAGGAATAATTTTTACAGTAGGGTTTATTTCCATAGAACAACGTATTTCAAATTTTACTTGCCTAGGGTTTGTTGTGGGGTATAGTGGGCGGCTTGAAAACCATTCATAATGATAATCAGCACTGTTTCCCATAAAATTTGTGACGTGTAAAAACTTATAAGGATATGTTAATAGCTTTTTGTTTTTGGGCGTGTATCCATCTAATGTTAAACTTGTTACATTATAGGTATATACATCATCTGCCGCACTACTTGCAGATGGAGAATTGCTTTTACTGCGTACAAAATTAGAGGGCATTTGAAATATTGCAACAATGCCATCTAGTTTATTAGCTTTTGTGGCGGATGAAATAAAGTCGTTTACTTTGCTTGCACTGTCAAAAGAAATAATGTTTAATCCGCTATACTGTCCATTGAAATATCCTCCTGTTGTATCTACTAATGTACTATTCATAGTACAGGCTACGCAGATTGTATAATCGTCGAATTTATCTGTTTGTTTTGCGTCATTTATAATATACTCGCCTAACTCTAATCCCTCGTCAAGAATATTGCTTCCTGGGCTGTCTGTTAATTCATGGCACCTTTCAATAAAACACTGATGCAAGTTCCAGTTAAATTGATATGTTTGTATTACATCCAATTCAAAATTTATGCGGGTTACTCCTGGGTTTACCATTTCACATGAAGTTATAAAAGCATAGTACCATTTATTGCTATACATATCTGTGTTTTTCATCATCAGATAGTTATAGCTATTAAAGTGCTCTATTGTGTTAGGTAACAAAATGAAGCCATCACTAATTTTGAACGGTGTTACATTCGTGTAATGGTCTACACTTTCGTTTGCTTTCCCCGTAAAAAATGAAGTTTGGGCACTGATACTTTCAAATAAATAGGTATCCTGGTAATTATTTGAAAGTTCAATGCCCATTAAACTATAAACTTCATTTTGCGGGGTATAGGGCGGGTTTGTAAAACTTCCCGGCATACCTATTCCCCTCCTTTGTTTAAGAAGCGCTCACAGTTACGGTAGCATCATTAGATTTACCGGCATCAAACACACTGGTTGCAGTTACAGTAATTGTTGTTGCGCTCTCATCCTGTGCAATGTAAAGCCGCCCCTGCCCGTCAATGCGGGTGTTGGCGCTCTGCTGGCCCAAAATGCTCCAAGTTACCCCAGTAGAAGCAAAACCGGCATTAGTTACCGTGGCGGTAAACTGGGTGCTTGTGCCTTTACCCATGGTCAGCTCAGAGGGAGTAACAGCCACAGCAGAAACGTCGGGTGTTTTATCCGTGAAAATGACGGCATTTGCAAACGGGGAAGTGCTAAAAGTTTTCCACTGATGAAGCCAGTAATTCCAGTAAAGGCCCTCGCCGTTATACTGCTCGGTCATATTCTGGAAGTTGTCGAAAATCATAAAGAAATCTCGGTCAACACAAACGCAAGGCACATCTGCAAAAATAGAAGTAATCAAGGCCGTGTACTGAGTTCCCAAAAGTTCCTTCAACCGTGCTGTTTCGCTTGTGGTAAACGTAAACTGGTCAATGATAACAGTATGCCCCATAAGGGTAACTTTATCAATGTTAAAAGCACGAGCCAGGGTTTCCACGTCAACAATACTAGAGAAATCAGCCGTCATAATGAAATACTGGTCACCTTTGGGAGTGTGGTTATAAACCCCCGCCTGGTTATAATCAGCGCTCAAAAACTGCAACTTCTCAGAGGTAGCTTTCAGAGTAGTAACCACGCTGTTTGAATTGGCGGCGGTAGGCTGTACAATGGTCACGGGATGGAAAGCGCCGTGTTCCATGGCATAGCACAACATATATTTCATTACAAGGTATTCATCATAGTTAGCAGACGTATAAAGGACTTCCGCAATCTTCTCGATTAAATCGGAAATACCCTCAAAGGACAAAAACGCCTGGCGCAACTGGTCATTGCTAACCGTAGTCTTGTAAAATTTCTGATAGTTCATAGTATGGAAAGCGCTTCGAACATCGGGAATTTTACGCTTGAAAACCTCATTTTCTGCGGTTTCCGGGTCAAAATCCTGGGCCTGTACAATATTCACGAACAGTTCTTCGATAGTTTCACCGTATTCAAGTAAACCACGCTTAAACCCTGCCCAGGGGTTGCTGTACATCTTGGAGTTGATAATAACTCTCCCAATACGGTTTACCAGGGCAGAAAGGAAAGCATTTGCCAAAGGCTGGAATGTAGTGATAACGTCACCAATCTGGCGCAAAGTTCCCAGGGCCATTTCACGGGTTGCAATGGTGCCATCAGAAAGTACCTGCCCTTCGTTAATGGCGGCGGGCACCTGGTCGGCAAACGTGCCGCCTACCTCGCTTCGGATACTGTTTACAACATCTGCGGCGCTTGCAGTCAAATTTTTCTTCTCAGGAATACTAGGCATTATATTTACCTCCTTTTAATTAGTTTAGGAAAACAATTCATCAATGGTTTTTCCTTCATCATCGTTTTTAATGTCCTCGTTCTGGCCGGCTTTTACCTGCTCCGGGGTGGTTTCCCCGTTGGTATCGCTTTCGCCGTTGTCACCCTCACCGCCAGTAAAGAACCGGCTGATATAACGGGATTTCAATTCATTATACTTTCCCTCCCAATCCTCACCAGGGGCCGGATCGGGCGTTACGGGTGGGAGGGCGGTAAAATTGAATTCGTCCGCTTCATCGTCCCAGGGTTCCCCGTAACCGTGAAGAATTCCATCTCTTTCGCTGATATTGTCGCGCAATACAGCAAGGCTTTCTTCCATATCCTCACCAAACCCCGCCTTGTCCCAAATATCAGCTAAAATCGCATTAAGGGCTTTTCCTGTTTTCATACGGCTTTCACCTCCTGTTTTATTGTATCATGTTAGTGTAGAAAATGCAACCAGGGATTTCGCATATAATAAATAAAATTGCGGGATGATGGATAAGTTGGCGGTTCTGGCCCTGGCCCTGGCCCTGGCCCTGGCCCGTAGGAAATCGGCAAATAAATAAAGCCTTGTACATATGCGCCAGGGTCTGCCCAAGAGGGAACATAACCATTTTCCGGGTATAGTGTTTCTGTCCAAAAATAGGTAGATTGCCAACCGGAGTTAGAGGTAACTATACTGCCATCCTCGTTTATTTGTTCAACTACAGCAACATGGCCCCCTATGTCATAATAGGTGCAAATAATTGCGCCTAATGCTGGCGTACTTCCTGGGTATGCTCCTGATTCATATACCCCCATTTCTTGGGCCGTGGGGAACCATGAATTACCATCCCCCAAAGGCAAATCAGGCGGTTCGCCTAAAAGTTCATACCACCGGCCCCAGCAATAGGCGGTGCAGTTGGGCATACCATAGCCAGATTGATAAAATGGGTTCTCATCATACCACATGGGGTTACCTTCTATCCCGTCACTGTCTAAACGTGGTACATAAATTTGGGATGATGATAAAAAATTATACCAATTTCTAGCGTTTTGTCTGCGCTCATCTTCTGCGGCTACACCGGCTCTTTCATAGTTATAAAGGAAACAGCTTGCTAAATACTCCGGGCTTTCATGGCTTGAAACAAATTCATTAAAAGTTTCCGGGTATTCATCTGTTGTAAGCCATACAACTTCTATTTCCGGGTGTTGCCATTCTTCTTGTATTTTAGCACATTGCCCCTCACCGCTAGTTAGTTCGTATCCATGAGAAGTTAACCAATTTGTAATACGTGTGCCCGGTGTCCATCCTACAAGCCCATAGCCCAAAACACTAGGCTGGGAGGGGTCTAGGTTCTCCCAAATACCGGGGTTTATAGTTGATTCCCTTTGTATATTCCCCAGCATACCCGCAACAGCGTTTAAAGTCCACCCAAGAGAGCCAAAATAATTCCACACTAAACGGGCGTTATTTTCCATCTCCGATTGTGACAAATAGCGGTTCCCGTAAATCCATTCTAGTTGTACACCGCCACCGGCTAGGGCGTTCCAATCTTCTACAGTACCATTAAAATAGTCAAGGTCTATGGGGGTATCCGTATATTGCCACACAGACCATGTGTTCCAGTTACTAAAACTAGGTTCCTCAACTCCCCAATGTGCAACCCATAGGCCAAAACCGGCATTTGCAATAGGGGCATATTTGCTTTGCGTTGCTTGGTTACCCTGAATATATAATAAAGCGTGTACTCCTGTCTTGTCCAAAATATAATTTAAAAATTCCTCAATCCAGGAAATAGGGTAGGACAAGCTGTTTTGTTCCCAGTCTAACGCAATCACGCATTGCCCAATATATGGCGAAATATATTGCAACATGCTGGCGGCTTCTTGTGCGCCTGTATTGCCTAAATCTGGCCTTGCGTAATGGTAAAACCCGAAAGGCGTGTTGGTAGATAAAGCGCTTTGTACGTGCCCTTCCATTCCCTCATCTTGATAGTTTATACCTTCACTAGATTTTATAATTACAAAATCATAACTAGAAAAATCCATTGTGGCCTGGAAAGTCGAAACGTCACACCCATGTAACGCCATTATTATACCCCCTTTAATGTAGTATAAAATAAGGATAAAGGCGTTTCACGTGAAACGCCTAACCCCTTTACCGTTTATCTGTAATCTTCCTGCTATAGTTGTACATTGTCTGGGCCACTTCCTGCCGGGTAATCAGGTCAGCAGGGCGGAATTTATTCGGGTTCCCTTCCTCATCCCCGTTCATCACGCCATTAGCCATACACCAGGAAATAGCCATCTTTGCCCAGTCTGCCGCCGGTGCATTTTCCAATTTAGAAAAATAGTTTTTAATTGCATTGTCTGCTTCCTCTTTTGCAATTTTGCGCACGGTTGCTTCATCCATGTCTTTTTCCTCCAATCCGCAGTATTTTTTCCATTGTGCTGTACTGCCGTTAAAATAATCAAGGTCAAGGGGGCTACCCTGGTACTGCCAAATAGCCCAGTTTTTCCAGTTACTATAAGTTGGCTGTTCCACTCTCCAGTGTGCAACCCACAAGCCAAAATCAGCATTAGCAATAGGGGCATACTTGGATAGTTTCGCTTGGCTTGCCTGGATATAAAGCAACGGCTTAACACCAGTTTGTTTATACACATATTCAAGCCACTTCAAAGCCCAGTCCGGGGAATAGCTGAGGGCCGTTCCCTCCCAGTCAAGAGCCATTACACAGTGCCCAACTTGCCCAGAAATAAAAGACAAGAAACTTTTCGCTTCTTGCTCTGGGCTGTTCCCGAGTTCTGGCCTTGCATAATGGTAAAATCCATAATTTTTAGTATCTTGCGGTGTGGGGTCGGTCGTTCCAAAAAGCCCAGTTAAATGCCTGTCAAGTCCTGGGTCTTTCCAATTATTTCCTTCACTGGCTTTAATCAAAACAAAATCATAACTATTATAAGCTACCTTGTTTTGATAACTAGAAATATCTACACCGTTAAGCACTGTTCCGCACCTCGCTTTCTGCATCAAGTTTTGTAATCAATTTTTCAATAACAATGGTATTATTGTTGATTGCTGTAATAACCTGGTTCATTTCCTGTTTATGTGCTTCTCTTTCTTCTGTGATTTCTTCCCGGTTTTTGTCCGTAATGTATTTTACATACCAAACCATTAGACCACACATAACAATGGGAAAGCCAACACTCTGGATTAAAGCAATAATTCCATTTGCGTCCACGGTGTCCACCTCCCTTCTCTTTGCTATCTCTATTCTAAACTATTATTAAAGGGTTGTCAACCTTTTATTGTGAAGGTGGTTTCCTTTAGCACTGTCCCGCCAGCTACTACACTAGCCAAAAGTTTTCCTTGAAATTCTGAACCGGGTACGAAATTTTCCCAGGTTACATATTTATGACAGCTAGAAGGCATCCCGGCGCACGTCACTTTCATAGGCGCATAATAAAGCCGCTCCTTAAATGTTTCATGTGAAACGTGATATTTTACTTTTGGCCTTGGATTTGTGGTAAAATGGGGGAGGGGTTCTTTTATATATTCAATATAACTTTTCGCCCTTAAAAATCTAGCCCTTTTAAAGTGGCTTTCTACTTTCCAGGCTCCTAGCCTATAATCATCTATATCTATTCCCTGTGGCATTTCTTCACCAATTAAGTGTAAGCTGTCTGTATCTGCATATATAAATCTTTTATAATTCTTTTGTGCGTTGCGTATAACATCCGCTCTTGCATATGCTGTTATAAACGCCGCAACGGGCAAATACAACGGCTTTCTTTCCTCTATTTCGCCTAGCTTATATTTCACTAAATTAGATTCCTCATCAAAATAAGGGATTTTACTTTGACATTCTGGCGTTGTAGCAAATTTCCCATATAACGCATTAAGCATTAGTTTCGCAAGCGTTCTCATACCTTTATTTCCTTTTCTTGTGGATTCCTCTTTTACTTTATACCATTTATCTATATATTCATCAAATAGCCCCACTTTAGCGGAGAATTTCCAACCACTAATATATTCTATTGATAACACGTCATAATGTTCTAAAAATAATTCAAGGTCAACACTAGTCAAACACAAAGAAATCTCATCCCCATTAGATGAAGTTACATATTCAGTAGGCAAAAAACCAAAACGTCCCCCTTTTATTTGCAATGTCGGTAAATGATTCTTTTTTAATTCAAAATTTGCAACAAACATTTGAATATATAGCGGGTATAAATCATCTTGTATATATTTTCCCTCATAAAATATACCCTCTCCAAACGGCAATTTTTCAAAACGCATTACAGATGGATACATTGAATTTTTATCTAATACAATTCCCTCTTTTATATTCTTGCCCTGGTATAATGGGTTACAATAGGTAAAACCTCCCTTATACGCTTGCCTTATATCTTTGTCATACTTTGGCGGGGGAAAGATTTTTTCAAATTTGCGTGGTAATGTTTGCTTAAAATCATATAAAGCATTTGAGCCTTGTGTAATTCTGGTTAGATTCTGGCTAAATAATAGCTTTAATGCGTCTGATACTATTTTACAGTCACGGTAAATATAACTTTGTTCCTCTTTTGTTATCTCCCAGCCAATAGGGCGGGGGTAACTATAATCAATTTCACCTTTTTCTACTTCTAGTCCGAAACTTTTTGCAATAACCGCAACCTTAAACGGTATAATTTTAAGGCTGTCATAAATTGTAGATCTCTGGCCCTCTCTGAAACTTATTTCAATGCTATAAAATTGGTTCATATCTGATATTAAAGTATTAAACTCGCCTGGATTCAACTTCTTTCTATTAGTTGTGTGCTTGAAATTATGTCTAAATAACCAGTCAATTATAAAAGAACCGTCAAATTTTAAATTGTGAAAATAAAAAACTGCATTACCCATGGTATTAGCAAAATTCAAGAAAAATTCTATGTCATTGCCTAGATAAAATTCTTCATTTTCCATGGAATAAATACCAGCGGCCCACACTCTGCAATCTTCTTGCGTTGTGGTTTCAAAATCCGCTACATATTTAAGCAGTTTTTTACCCATTGTCTTTTAAATACTCCCATTTATCTAACATATATTCAACACGTTCATTTGGGGAAAGGTCAAGTCTATATACAAACTCCATACCTAGTACAGGGTCTGCGCTCATACCCTCCATTAGTTCATCTACCGTTAAACTGTTGACAAGTTTTCTTAATTCCTTATAGTTTGTTGCGGCGTTTAGTTCTCTAGCCATTGCCTTTAAATAATTCTGTTTTAATTCGGCGTTCATGTTTTCCCGGTAATTTACATTTGCTTGTTTCTGTGCGCTTTTCCAATATTTAAGGTAATTTTCCCGCCCTCCCGTATAAGTTGCGGTAAAATCCGTGCGGGGCGCTAAATTATTTGCTTCCACAGTACCCATAGTTCCACGAGTTGTAGAAGGATTTAACTTCTTTAATGCCCTTGCCCTGTCTGCGTTTATGCGCCTATTAGCATAGATAGCTTCCTTTCGTTCCCATTGTGTAATGCGTAACCCATAATTATTTTTATATGGACGTTCTGCACCTGGTTTTAAATATCGCCCATAAACTCCCATAACTCGATTATATTCAGCCCTGCTAGAAATTGTTTTCTTTAATTCCCCATAGGTGATTTTAGGGGGCTGTGGCGTTACTGGGCTTTCAAATTCACGGCGTTTTCTATTGAAATCTTTTACTAATTGCTTTAGTTTGTCTGCGTCCTTTTGCGTCCATGTCTTAAATGGTAATTTAGCCATTTATTACACCTCCATAAAGACAAGAAAGGGGAAGGGGTTTAGCCCCTCCCC